ACCTGAAGTATCTGATATTGTTTGTGTTGTTACTGTGTCAGCCATTAGTTTGTATATCCTGATTCTTTTTGCGCCTCTATTACTACATTATAACTTGTAACATCAGAGTCGCTTGTTAGTAAAATATCACCTATTGCATCTTTAATTCTATCTTCACTTGGTTTTAATCCGTAGTTTCCTCTACCCGTAATCTCTACCTTTTTTTCTATATCATTTTTAAAAAATATTGTACACTTACCAGTGCCTAATATTTCATAATGTATATCTGCGATTGAAACTTTTGGTTCCGAAGTCGCATTATTTGAATTTACTACATCTACCAAAGTCTGTTCGTCTTCACTTCCAACTCCATTCGCTTTAACTATAATGTTAAAACTATTATCCGTTAGCTTGGTAGCCGTAATCATAATTAACTTCTTGGTGATCCAACAGCTGATGCATGACCATCTGCCATTGTAATTTTATCGTCTGCTGCTTTTTCAATAATTACTGTATCTCCTGCTGCATGTAAATATACTTGACCTAATACCGTACTATCTAAACTTCTTATTTCAATAGTTTGAGTACCAGCAGTTGCTGTACATCTAACAAAATGAGCACGACCAATATCATTAAGTGATGGATTGTTTACCACATTACCTTTTGCTATTACTGTTGACATTATTTGTCTTCTCCTAATTTTTCAATTACTTCTTTATCAAAGTAATCTTCTATTTGTTTAACTTCTAAATTATGTATAGCAGCAACTTCTTTAATTGCGCTTTCAAATCTTTCTACAATGTTACCTTTCGCTTCTTTATAAAACGAAAATACATCTTTTACAGCGTCTTTCATATTAGGCGAAAGACTATTGTAAGCTTGTGAATCTATTAATAGATTCTCTTTAACTATTCTGCTCACCTGCATTGACATCTACTCCTACCATGGTATCTGCTGTACCATCTTGTGTTAAGTCCATTTCTGCGGAACCATCTTTGACATCATTACTAGTTTGCACTTGTCCATCATGTGTAAATGTCCCTACATCAGCTATTTCTGGTTTAGGGTCACTATGTGCTTCTACTTCAGGTATAGGTGTATTTGATTGATTAAACAAATTACCAGCCATATCTTTTCTGTGATTATCTAACGTTTGACCAACCTTAACTCTTAATGCATCTTTAAACGCATCACCAGCACCAGCGTTATCGCCTGCCGCAAGTTTGTCAACGAAACTTTTTACTTCTTCACTCATTATTTTTTCTCCTCATTTTGTATTTGAGCCATAGGGTTTTGAATAATACCATCATCAATTTCTTTTTTGATTTGTTTATCCATATCTTCCATTTCTCTATCGTTTTGTTTTAAAACATTTTTTCTTATGTATTGTACAGAATAAAACTTACCAACGTAATCTCTCATCTCATTTGCCAACGCTAATCTTTCTCTTTGAAGTTCAGCATTTTTAAGTTCAGCAAAGTGTCCATCTTGTATGAAATCATACATTATACAATCTTTGACTACGTGCCAGTCAGTTTCAGCTATGACACCTTTTAAAACTAATTGAGTTCTTAAAATGTCATTAAACAATTCTGTAAATTTCTTTCTTAATCTTTGAACAAATTTAGTAAACTTTAATTCATCTCTAGTAATTTCTGAGGCTCGCCCCATGTTAAATCCTTGAGAGCTTTCTAATCTACTAACGGGAACATTAAGAGAACGATATAGTTTCGCTCTAAAATATTCAACATCATTCATCTCACCTAGGTTTTGTCCACCTGGTAAAGTTGTTATGTCAGTGCCTCTTCCACCTTCTCTACTTGGTAACCAAAAGTCTTCAAGCATTGACATATAATTTCTGTCATCTCTAATTTCACCTGTGTTAGCGTCATATACTAATTTATTTCTGTATCTCGCCATAACGTCTCTTAAATATTGTTCGGCTTTTGCTTTAGGCAAGTTACCAACGTCTATTTTAAAGATACGTCTTTCAGGTGCTCTAGCTATTCTATAAATGACCACTGCGTCTTCAATCATACGCAATTGGTTTGTAGGTTTAATCGCTTTGTGTAAGTATGATAAGACCATATTTTTATTTTGATCTATTATACCTGACGGACAAAATGCGATTGTATCTGGTGCTATCTTAATACCTGCGGTACCAGTAGTTCCTGACACACCTCTTTCATTAAATAAAAAGTATTCTACATATTCATCTACAACAGCTAAACTGTTTAGAGCTGACGGACTAGGAACATCAGGTCTTTTCTTTCTGACTTCCCTAATCTTTTTAATTTTTCTTGGGTCAATATATTTTAATTCTACTATACCCTTTTTAGAATTTTCTCTATCAATAATCTTTTGGTAGAATATACGACCATCAACGTACCATCTTCTAAAGATGTCATGGCCTTTTGTATTGAAGTTCATTAATCTTAAAACTTCCTGGAATTCGTCTTCTATTTTTCTTTGTATTTCTCTTCCGTAAGGTAGATTATTAAAGATAACTCTTACTGCGTCTTTCAATTCATTCGCAACAATACCCTCATTGACAATATCTTCTATTGCCATATCGCATTCTGGGTGCATTGCTATTTCTCTATATCTACGGATAAGGTCTTGTTCTGTCTTCGCAGTACCTTCCATGTCCAAATAAGAACCAAAGTGTCCTCCTGCCGATACGGTTTGTGTTCCGTCATCAGCCTGTGAAGTTGTAAAACTTTGTTTTGGATCCGCTTTTTGTTTTAGCTTTGTAATACTAAAACCAAATAATTCAGCCATATTATATTTCCTTTGTTTATAATACTTATACTAGTTCTTAAAAGGGGGATTTTACTCCCCCTAGTAATTTAAGATTAAGTAGTAGTATTTGATTCAAAGTATTGATATGAAAAAGTCACATCAAAAGTTTCAATCGCATCAGTTGTTTCGTAGTCTAATGGAATCCCACCAACTGAAGTAGGGAAAGCCCCTCTCAGTGTGTAAGATTTTATAGTATTACCGTTTCTGTCTAAATGATCTACAAACGCATCAACTTGATAGTCAACTGGGTTAGTTAAACCTTCGTTGTCAGTCATATTGTTAATGCCGTTCTGCCATCTTTCAAACGCATTCTTTAGTCTGAAATTTGTATCATTGTAAGCAGTTACAGTCCACGCATCTATTGTTCTATCCCCTGCAATCTTAATATCTCTACCTCTAAATTTAACATCTATGTTACCTATTGTCATAGCTGGTAATGAAGTAGCTTTACATAAGAAAGCAAAGTCTTCTATTTCTCCGCCAACACTTGCATATCCAGGGAAAGGCATTGTTACCTTAAACTGGTTGGCTCTTGCGCCACCGCCTGCAAGTTTAGCTTTGAAGTCATTAATGTTTGCCATTTTTTATTTCTCCTCTACTAACCTGCTACTTCGTCAAACGAAACGCCGGTTCTTGTTGCAACGAAAGATAATGTAATAAAGTTGATACTTCTAGCTGGTTTAATAAATATCTCAGCTATAAATTCATTTCTATCAATTACTTCGCCTGTGTTGTTAGTTTCATCACATACTACTAAAAAGTCTGTGATACCTCTTCTGCCTTGTACTTCTCTTAGGAAAGGCTCAACGATATTTCTAAAGTTCGCTCTTGTGAATTCATCATTGAACTCAAACAATTGGAATTTAGAAGCAGTTGAAATTGCCTTCTCTAATACAATAAACAATCTTCTTACGTTTATTCTATCAAAAGCACTTGGAGTTGTTAGACCTGTCTTATCGCCAAACAAGACCGTACCTTGACCTGGGAACGTAGCAACTGGGTTGATACGTGCTGGGTAAAGTTGATCTCTTTGAGCTTTAGTTGGGTTAAACGCTAATTTAACAGCGCCTCTAACAATACCTCTGTTGAATCCAGCTGGTGAAAACCAACTATCTGCAACAGTATCTGTTCTCGCAGAAAGACCTGCCATATCACCATTTAATGGAACAAATCTATATACGTCATTGTATCTGTCGTATGCATATTTGTAACCACTATCAAAAACAACATATGAAGATGATCTGATTGCATTAAAGAATCCGATTACATTTGTCATTTGTGTATTTGAGTTAGTGATATTAACTACATCTGATCTTTGTGGTGAAGCAAATACAACAGCGTCTTTTCTATTCTCTGCAATAGTGATTAGATTGTCAACGTGAGTTGTACTTCCAGAAGGACCCGCCATAATTAAACCAACATCAACTGTTTCAGCATCTGAAAATTTATCGTATGCTGTTAATAGTTGACCATCAGTTACTGTTGATCCTGCTGCGCCACCTGATAAAGATTCAAGTGTAGGAGTATTTACTGCTGTGAAAGTTGTTCCAGTAGCAGCGTTACCCCAATTAGTACCAGAAGTATTGTGGTCCATCCAATAAATATAAGCTGATTTATTGTAGATCACATCTGGGTAATAATTGTTATCGCCTTGTGGAGTTTTAGCGTCACTTGCTTTTGACATACTAGAAAAAGCTTCTAACACTCTTCCTGGTTCGCCTGAAATTACGCCATCTTCATCAACGACTACTACATGGATCTCATCACCTGAACCGCTTCTATTTGCTGTCCATGCTGTAGTTCCAGGAGCTCTATCTACTGAATCGTAATATCTCCATCTTCTTTTGATTTTACTATCGTCTGCAATTACTCTTTTTAATCCGCCCGAACCTCTAGGGTGTTGAACGAATGTTAAAGTTTCGCTTGTAATAGCTGTTATTCTATAAAATTCTCCATCGTCAAAGTCTTCTGTACTTGCTGTTGTAGAAAACTGAATAATATCTCCAACATTAAAATTGTCTCCTTCATCAACTGCGATAGTAGTATTACCTACTGCGTTTGTTGTTGAAGTTGAAGCAACTAATGAAGTTGATATTTCTTCGTAAGCTGAAGCAGACGGACAAGTTGATACTAGTAAACTGTTTCCGTGTACTCCTGCAGTTCTAGCAGCAAACGTACCTACTGAGCCTTGACCTGTAGAGTAATTGTTTGTATAATCATCAGTATTTTTAATCAATATGCTAGAGCCTGAAGCTGTCGCATTTGTTACTGAAGTATTTTGGGCTCGTACAACCCTCAAAGCATTACTATATTGTAAGAAGTTAGCCGCTGTGAAAAAATACTCAAATGTACTTGAGTCAGGTTTCCCAAACGTATCTACTAATTCTTGTTCACTAGAGATTGAAACAATCTCATCAATTGGACCTTTAGCAAACTGACCCGCAAAAGCACCAATACTTGTTGATACTGCTGGAATTATATTTGTTAAGTCTCTTTCTTGTACGAGAACACCTGGTGATACTTGAAATGCCATTGGTTAATTCTCCTCTTTAAATTTAGTTTTATCAAAATTCATAAGTTTTCTTATGTCCATAGTCAAACTTTTTGTCATTGTAGATATTTATAATAACCTTAATCTACAGTTATTGACCCTTTCTTACGACAGGATACCACTTTGTTCCATATTCATCTATTGTGTCTTCATCTGTGATTTCATCAATCCCGTTATCTACAAATCCAAAAGGCGCCATATCTTGTTCCATCAATTTTTGTTGTTCTTCATACATCTGATTTCTAATGTTTGAATCTGATAATTCTTTAAAGTAAGGTTGATTAGATAACCAGCCAAATATAACTAGACACATAATCAAGTCATCATTACACCCCTCTTCTGCCTGCCATGAGTTACCTCTACGAGAAAAAGTGGACATTTCTTCAATTATGTTAAAGTCATTGATTAATAGTTTATCACCCTCCATAAGCGTCTTAAAATTCGCACAACCAACCTTTTTTATCTGTTTTGTCATTCTTATTCCTAATGACGTACCTCTACCTGAGAACATTGCTCCAAGTATTTGACCCGCCCTACCCTTTTGAGTAGTCATCAATATGTTAGGATATTCTAACTCATAGTGCATCGCCTCTGATATAGATTGACCTAAGTCATTGACTTCAACTAGTACATGTGCTTCATTATACGCCTTACAAGTTTGAGCCACTATGTTTGGAAATACAAATGGTTTGACTTCATTGTTTTTATAAGTCGCCACCACTTCATATAATATTTTACCATCTTTATTTTTAGTTACATCTAATATTATAAACGCAGAGTAATCTTTACCTGTACCTCTAGCTACGTCAACACATGCAACATATAATTTATCTTTATCAGGTCTCTTAAACATTCTTAAGCCACCTTTTGATTGAAGTGGGTCTATGTAAACCGTATTCTTAATTTTTGCTGGAGAGATTAATGTATCTACTGAACCTAAAAACTCACACTCAAACTCTTGTGAGAATTGTTCCTCACTTGTGTTTCTAATTGTCTTTTCTTTCCATGCCTGATCTCTACCAGGTACTTCTGACCAATGTACTTCAATAGGAATATAATCATTGTTCTTATTAACAGCATCTGTCCATATTTTATAAAACTGATTCATACCATGAGGTGTAGATACTATAATTAATTTTGTTTTTGTACCTGAAGAAATTGTAGGATAAACTGAACTAAAGAATTGCTCAGATATATTTGCTGGTACGAAAGCAAACTCATCAAGGAATATAATATTATATGAACCTCCCCGAATAGCACTTGAAGATGTAGCAGCAGCAACTATGGTTGATTTGTTTTCTAATTCAATATTACCTTTGTTCCAATTGATTACACCTTGTTGCATCCACTTAGGTAAGTTTTCATAAGCAAGTTGTAGTCTTCCTAATATATCTCTCGCAGTAGATGATTTGTTTGCTAGTATTGCTATGTTTGAATTAGGATTAAACAAAGCATAATGTAAAAGATAAGAAATAGTTGTAGTTGATTTACCTGACTGTCTAGGTAGTTTACAAATTGTAAATCTATTGTTATGTATTGTTTCAACAATTTTCTTTTGAAAGCCATACATCTTAAAAGGTACAAGACCTTCATCAAGTGATACAATACGAACATAG